TGATCCACTTGAACCAGAAGTTCCATCTGCACCACTTGATCCACTTGATCCAGAAGTTCCATCTGCACCATCTTGTCCACTTGATCCAGAAGTTCCATCTGCTCCACTTGATCCACTTGATCCACTGTCTCCTGTACGAGCAAATGTCAAAACACACTCATCGCCATTATTAAAAGGAGAGGACACGCTAGAAGCAACCGGATTAATATCTACCTTGTGGTAACCATTTGGCTCCGGGTCGACATTGTTATTTGGGCCTATTGTAAATAAAATAAACGCACTAGTGTCGAAGCGTTTAGTTACTTTGAAGTGACCTTTAATTGTGGATGTCGAGTCGTCAATAGTCCTTAGATAGGATTCTATGTTATTTCCACTTGCGTCTTGGTCATCTATAAGCAAGAAGCTCGCATTGTTTTGGGTGTTTGTTCCTACGTTGAAACCAAAGCTTCCACTTCCCGGATCAGAATTACTTACTGAGTTGTTGTAAGTATACCGAAAAGCAGCTCCCCCAAAGTTTCCGTCTTGTCCACTTGATCCGCTAGAACCACTTGAACCAGAAGTACCAGAAAGCCCAACAGGACCTTGGGCGCCTAAGGTGTTTATAACTCCATCAGCAACGCTTCCACTCCCAACTATAACAGCACTAGAAGTTATAGTCATGGCCCCGGTTCCCGAATTATAACTAACTACGGTGCCTTCAAATTTTTTGGTTGCTGCATTGGCGGCACTTACCACGAGTACACCCTGACCTACCGTCCAAGCTAGTCCTGCTTCTGTAGTTATGGAAACCGTGTCCCCCGAGCTGCTAGGCAAAGTAAAGGTTGAAACAGTCGTACTCTTAAACTTATCTCCGGAATAACCAGAAGTACCAGAAGTACCAGAGCTCCCAGAGGAACCAGAAGTACCAGAAGGACCCCTTTGTCCTACCCTGTCATTAATTACTATCTTTCCGCCCCAAACATGATCGGTATGCAACCCACAGTTATAGTAAAGCACATCTGGTGAACTTTGGGGAACGGTAAATAAAAGCTCCGAGGTAGCACTTCCTCCAGCGACACTAGAGTTACCACTGTTAACGCCAGTAGGATAGGCATTAGCGAAATTGCCTAAAGTACCCGTGGTTTCAGCTATATATAATTTAGCGCTATTACTCGCTAGTGTAGAGGAAGATATATCAAACTTATATGTTTCCCCTCTTTGCAAATATATAGTAGGAGTTTTAGATTGCGCTGTCGTCTCATGGCTTCCTGCTACAACATCAGAAATATATAAGTAGAAATCACTCCCGTCACTTTGGGCTGTGACTTTGAACTCTTTTTGAAAGTAACCGCTGACATTAGTTGTTAAAGTGTTGAGAGTACTACCCGTAGAAGCTATACTTGCAGAAAGCTGAACGCCACTTTCCATAAGTTTTCCTCCTCCGCTTATGTCCAAGTTGCCACTTACTATTGCGTCTCCGCTGACATGAAGCTTCTTTTGGGGAGCGCTAGAAGAAGAAAATCCACCAATACCTACGTTTCCATCGTAATATAAATGGTCAGCTCCATCAAATACAGAATCGCTTGCATGTTTAAATTGAATTTGCCCAGCGGAACCAGAAGGTACACCTCCATGTGTAGATATTTTCGTATTTAAGTCACCGCTAGCGGTATCAACTCTAGTCTTGATTTCGTCTGTGTAGCCACTTAAAGCGCCACTAGTCGTACCCACATAAGACTGAGTAGCTAATCCACTTGGGTCAGATAATGGGTAAAAATGACCAGACCCCACTTCTGCCATAAAACCGCTAAATTCACCGGATTCCGTTTGGTTCAGTCTAATTAAGTTGTCCGAAGGCATACTACAGTTAAAATTACACTTTTAACAATGGAGATCCCTCAAAACTTTCTATTTTATCGCTCGCGTTAGCTTCTTTCACGGACAAAGACTTACGTTTTACAATCGCTGTGCCCGAACCAAATTGGTCAAAGTTAATAATTTCAAAACTTTTATCCTTTTTGAGCTCTTCTAAAAATGTAGGGACAGCTGTCCACCCCTCGAAAACTCTCATCATTACGGAATGTTCGTCAGGCCAACCGTAAACTCTTGTATCATGTAGAGTTACAACCCCATTTTGTGACAGTGAATTAATATAATTATAAAAATCGGACTTAACCCCCTCGTAAGAATGATCTGCGTCTATATGAATGTAATCTAATTCAACATCTTTAAATACGTTTTCGTATGCTTGGCATGACGTTTCCGTTATTATTTCTATTTCTGGATAGGCTGTTTTTAACGCTGAACCGTCTTCTAAATAGGATGGACCACCAAAACCTAACTCAGGCAAATCGGCGTCCACTAAATAAGTTTTTCCTTCTATTTTTAAGTCTCTTTGCGCTTGTCTGATTAAACATGGAACATATCCGTCTCCAGAGCCTATGCAAAGTATATTGCGTGGTTTTAGTAAATTAATTATAGAATAATACATTAAACCCATCCCTTCTAGATTGCCTTTGTCTCCGTGGCATTTTCCATCAATTACCTTGCGCATCTCCAAATATACATCTTTATTGATTAGAGAATTTTTTTTCAAATCTACCTCTTGGTCATAAAAGGTCTTCTTGCTTATTTTTTCGTACTTTTGATTTAAGGCGTCATTTAAAATAGTCTCTTTGAAAACTATGTTGCCTTGTTGATCTGTAAAAATAACTTCTATTTGTTTAACTTGGCTTATTAATTCGTACCTAGGACCGATAGATATATAATATTTAATATTTTTTTCTGCTTTATAGTTTTTATAATATCTAAAGATATTTTTAGTACGCTTATCTCTTATTATTATCTCGTACGCTTGGTCTCTATTTGAATTAAATGTTATTTTGAAATCTGGAGCAGGCTTTAAGTTGCCATGAGGCCCTCCGTCCTCGTGATAAAAGAAGTCAAAGTTTAAATCTATTTCATTATCATAATGAACCTCCGGCATTTTCTCTTGATGAGCTTTGTACCAATCCTTGTTTAATGAGAGTTTATTTTCTTCATCATCCCATTTAAAAGAGCATCCCCAATCTTCCCCATAATTGGCTATTTGGTAATCTACTTTCGCCTTAGCGTTGCTTGGCCTGCTTTCTTCGAAGCCTTCAACCCAAGACATATGTTTGGGTCTTGCAACTTCTTCCGGGATTGTTTTCCAGTTAGCCTCTCTGCATTCTTTATTATTATTGTAAGTTACCCAGCAGTCTCTATAAAAATGAGACACTCCGCTATTCGCTTTTATCCGCCATATTCTAGGGGCCTCAAAATCTATCCATCCACTCCCATCTCCAATATAATTTTTGTATTTAACTTGAAACCAATCATATTGCTCATTTTCTTTTACAAATTGGATAATTCCTTCAACCTCTTCCTCTGTAAAGAACTCGTCGGAGTCGACTGCCCACATGATGTCTATCCCTTTTTCCTTAAAGAGCTCTAAGCATCTGTTTCTGACTTCTTCCTCTGTTTTTGATTCTTCTGGCGAATAAAGGTGGTCTATAACATGATTATATTCAGATTGAAGCATCCTTACTGTTTCTGTATTTTTATCTTCATAACCTAACTCCTTATACAATGTGAACTGAGTACTACCTACAAAAAAGTATAAATCATATTTGCTCTTTAATTTAAGCCAAGGAGATATGAAGTCTTTGAAGCTTTTCTGACAATTATAAGCTAAAAATTGAATTCCAATTTTATTTTTTTTATTATGCATAATTTTGTCTATTTGCTCTTTAACAAATTTAAAGGTTATACTTTTAGAGCACTCAAAGTTCTTATCTTCAGGGCACCAGCTCCAATCCCCTTTGTCAAACTTGTGTCTTGTATCGTTCCAACAACCGTTGCAAACTTCAAGGCTTTGAACTCTATAAGGAGTCTCAAACTCCGCAAATTTTTTACTGAAGCCAGATATTAAAATTACTTTTTTATTCAGAGCCCAAGCTAACCAAGAAATTCCAGACCCTAAACCAATAAAAAACTCACAATGCTGAATCCAGCTAGCGGCTTGCTCCAAATCAGCCGCTTCAGGGTGAATAACGTTTTTCAGGGAAGGAGTGTCCATCCATCCTAGGGGCTCTTTTTGGACAACTACAACTTTATACCCAAGCTCGCTTAGATAGTCGACAGTTTGCTGCCACCCAGACTCGTTTTGCCAGTGCTTTAAGCCCGCTGTGGAGGCTATAGATATGCAAACATATTTTTCTTTCAAGTTTCTAGGTCTATCTTTTTTTTGCAACCTAGGTCTCACCTCTCTGTACTCTAATCCTAGTATATCTGAAGCAGTTTGCTGTAGAGGTATAGATCTTGGGTCGTTAGGATTTCTATCAGTGTTTTCCCAGTCTTCAAACCAACCTAGCTCATAAGAAGCGTAGCAATCTACTGTTTCGTTATGGGAAATGAAATTTATATTAGGATACGACTCTCTTAATAAACTATTATGAAAAGTCTGACAAAAAATAATACAATTATGCCTTATCCTAAACTGCTCTACATATGGTATCCACGCAATAGTGTCTCCAACAGAACTACTGTCAAACGAAATTAAAACTTTTTTATTTTCTGCGTTAAAAGTTTCTTTATAAATGATTTCGCCGTTTTCTTTCTCTACTTCTATCCTCCAATCGACAAATGTTTTTTTAGAAGGTTTTGCCCAGTGGTGGCAAGGCAAACTGGTTTGATAAACTAATTGATTATTTTCGTTGTCTATAAAACTTACTTTGCGTTTTCCAGAAAAGTTTCCCGATAACTGGCAAAAAGCCCCATCGACAAACGAAGTCTGTACTAAACAGTTTTCCGCAGGAGAAAATAACTTGGATACTTTCTCCACAGAAGGATGGCACTCGAACGTTTCTTTACTTTCTAAACACTTCCATAGAGGCGGTGTTACATTAAACTTGCCGTGCTCTTTAACCGCATACTTTAAGTCAGACGCGCAAAAAATATCACAATCGCCACCAACGTAAGTATATCTATATTCTTGACTACCCATCCTGAACGGAGCGCGAAACTTGTAGTTTATAGAACTGCCTAACTGGATTATCTCTACGTTTGTACAGCCAGCTAAATGGAGAAGCCCTGTATCCATTGTAACGAACTTTTCTGCCCGATTAATGATATGCCAAGTTTGGGACAGGTTAGCTTTATTAGTGAAATTAATTAAGTTTGGATGTTCTTTAAAGTTAAATATGTATTTTAGTCCTGATTTTTTGCCCCACTCTCCGTCTTCGATCCTTGTGTCGTCTTTGCCTACAACTACTACAAAATAACCCAAAGATATAAGGTGATCTATAAGCTCTTGCCATTTTTCCTGAGGCCAAGTTCTAGATTCCCAATTTAAAGCAGGGTGAATACAAATATAATTTAAGGGAAGATTTAAGTCTTTGTACTTATCGGGAATGAAATCATATTCCATTTCTTCGGGCAAAAGCCCAAAACCTAGATACTTAGCATGCAAAGCTCTTATGTCAAAAGAGTGGTTTAGTTGGTAACCGTTAGATGTATTAAAGATGCCCTCTTCTTGGTATTCGCTTTTTATTTTATCGACGTCGTCTTCCCAAGAAAATACTTTATTAACGTATGGATTATTTTTGAAAAGCTCTGGACTATAAGAAACGACATCTATTTTTTCTCCATAAGATTTTGATAGTTTTCTTAAAGAAGGAGTAGCAGAAAGAATGTCTCCGAGTCCACGACAATGTATCAAATAAAGCTTCTTCATATCAACCTAGGTGAAAAAGTAGTACCAATTTCCTCTTTTTCGCTCATCATGTCGTTGTAACATTTTAAAGCCCAATTGGCTAACATCAGAGTTGTATAATTATCCTTTCGGGCTCTACTTGCTGAAGTGCTCCTAGCTAAATGATGCGGTAAGTCAAAGCTTTGGGTTCCTTTGGCGGTTGACTTAACTTCTACCAACGCACACTGTTTTTTAGTTTGGTAAATCCAACTGTCTTGAAACTCAATCAAATCTAGGAGGTTGTCATGGCCAGTTTTGTCAATAGGTATTTTAGTTGACGACACTCGATCGAACTGAGTTCCATGAGCAGTCACTCGAGAAGCAAACCATAGCTTCTTGTGGTCGATGCATGCTTGTAGGTACTCATTAGCTTTTCTAAGCCAGTTAGAAGTGAAGACCTGCTTAAACACTATCTTCTTGTCCTCAACGTTGTATTGGAACCTAGCCCTACGCATTTCTTTCTCATAGTCTATCCCCTCTTTGTCTGAGTCAAAGTCCATAAACTTCAACTCTGCTTTAGACTTCGAGAACCACTCCGACTCATTACAACTATCAATGAACTGATATCCAGCATTATCAATACATATAAACACAATATTAAAGTGCTCAACTAAATAATATAAATATTTTATATGATCTTTTAAGTCTCCACCTGCTACTGCATAACTATGTACTAATGTACCATATCCTGTCTCTTCATCGAGCTCTAATAAGGACATAGCGAAGTAGTCAGAGCTTGGGCTATTACTAAAACTAGGGTCAATACCCAATATGTACTTTTGTCCGTCCTTACCAGAGATTCTAGAAGTTGGCGTTTGCCCATCAGGGATTGTGCAGTCATGCATCTTTTTAGCACTAAAATAACTGTCGCTACCATCAGTGAACTGTGCGCAGTACTCTCGTAAGAACGATGAGTGCGATTGACCACCGCTTTGCGCTTCCTCAATGATCGTTCCGTCAATCATTTCTTCTGGAAGGGCTTCATAACTCATCTGAGAGATGAAGTAGCTTGCGTCACCTTTCTCATTAGATGTAATCTTAGTCATCCACTCCTTGTATGTTTTGTACAAGTTTTCAAAAGTAAATGACGCTGAGGATAGGGCTATCATCTTAGCTTTGTTCTCGAACACCATTCTGTCCTCTTCTTTCATTAAGCCTTTCTCGATTAGGTTATTTTCCATCTCTCTTATCTCTAGACGTTCTTTCATGTTTTGAGGAGCTACCAAGAAAGGCATGAGCACTGTTTTGATTATCTCTTCGGGCAGAAGTAGAAACTCATCAAGAACAAGTACATTAGCTCTGAAGCCTCGAATTTTTTCACCGCTCAACGGTATCGCTGTTATTGTTCCGTTGTTCACCTTCCATTCGTATGCGTCATTTCTTTTTGACTTGTGTCCAAATGCTTGAGCTAGTAGTTCAGCACCTTTGCTCTCAACGAACTTCTCTATGTTATTAAAGATGAATCTAGCAGTACGAAAAGTAGGACCAGCAATAAGTATTTTAGTTTCTGGCTCAAATATACATTGTAGAAAACAGTAGACAGCAGAAATAAAAGTCTTACCACAGCCACGACCCCAAACACACATACTAAAGTTTCTGTTGAACATTCCCTTGAGTGTTATCTCTTGATATGGGGAAAGTTTGACTCCTGAAATAAGCTCTGTGGCTAAACCTAAGTTCGCCCGCAGGAACTTAGCTAAAGTTATTTTAGCTTCCCTGTCTTCTAATTCGCCTTTGAGCGATAGAATGTATTCATTAATGTCTTCTACCGTCTCAGGTTTATATTTTGTAGCTTCGTACCACATTAGTCTAATAAAGCAATAAGTATCATCATTAATACTATTGCAACCGCTTCTTCTTTTGTTAAACAGATCATAAGTGCCCTAAGTCATAAGCTAACTGCAGATCATAGTCTTGAAATGAACCTCCAGAGAATAAAAGTTTTTTGATTATCCTTTGAGACTCTGTTCTGCCTTTTACAAAAAGAAATTGAACGTCATGATAAGACTGTATTAAGTCCCTAATATTTTTGAATATAAATTCTGGGCTAGCTTTAATCTTTTTTGAAACGTATGGTAATCTGTCGAAAGCTAAACATTCGTTGATGGTTCTCTCAACTAATACGATTATTGAACTTTCATTTTCCATCGCTCTTTCTATTTCTTTTTTGAATCTTTCTAGACCTCCGCTCATTGTCCCTATGAGGTCATTGATAGACTTTCTTTCTATATAGCAACCTACAGCTAGCTCTTCGTCGTGTAGCGTATAGTCTCCGTAATCTAGCTTTTTGACTATAGTCGCCTCGGAGAATTTAATTGGTTTTTGCTCTCTCGTGTCTATAGCTATTTCCGTTGCTCCTTCTTTGATCATTTGATTCAGCATTCCTTCTGACGGATAAGAGCGGAATCTATTTTCGTAGCCTAAGCTTTTACAAAGTCCTCTATAATCTCCAAAGAGAGTTTCGTAATACTGAACTGGAGGACTCATTATACTCCTAAGTTCAACTTGCGTGGGGGTCAGGAATGACTTACCCTCTTCTATCCTTTTTTTGAGTATACCTTTACAATACTCTTTCCTCTTATCTTCTGTCTGTTGTTTGAGCCAAGCTTTAAGATTAGTTTTAGTATTGAAGTCTCTAGAGAAATAATAATCTTTGTTTTTGAACTTTATCATTTCCCCGGTATGTAAATCTTTTCGTGGGAAAAACTTTTGATAGTACTCAACCATTCTGATAGAATGAGTACGCAAATGCATATGTAGCCCTTTGTCGTCCGGAAATTCTTTATCGCATATAAGACACTTAGCCATTTAAAACCTCTTCTTTTGTTAGACCCATAATCCGAGCTTTAATTTCGTCAAGAGAAGATATTTTTTCTACTTCGTTTTCTAATGCTTTCTTTCTTACTTCTGCGAGCGCCACCATCTTCTTCCTGCTCTCTTCGTCCTTCCAAAGTTGAACAAGGTTTAATATGCTGGCGTTTTCTTTTATTTGTTTACTTAGCCTTGCACTTCTCTTTTCCTTCAGGCTCTCTAGTAGCTTTTGTTGTCTGTTAACGCATTGGTTATACTCTGTTTGAGCTGTATTGATTGATTCAACTAGACCCATAGAAATCCTAGCTCCTTCTGTGTCATCAGCAGCTTCATCCAAGAGTCTAGAAAGTCTTTCTATTCTTCTTTGGATATTAGCTGAGATAACCACTTCAGCAGATAAAACAATATACTGGTCAACTTCTTCTTGGGTAAGGTCAGACTTATTATGAGTATACCTTATAAACGAAGACTCAAAAAGCTCTCTATCAGTATCACTTCTATAAGTATTAATCTGATGACAAAATCTAAAAGTATTTAAATAATTTATTAAATTTTCTACTTCTGCTTTTTTCCTAGAATTTAAGTTCTCCTTGTCTAGTTTCTCATCATGTACATACTTGTTTATTCTTGGTATAGCCCTGTCTATTGATTTGGGCGCCTTATAGTCTCCTGACTCTTCTTCTTCTACTTGGGTCACAAGTCCTTCTTTAGCTTGAAAGTCTCTTACAGCCCTGCATTCTATACTTAAGAAAGTAAGCTCGGGATTCTTAGTAATGTATCTGGCTATTTCTAGAGGAGACATAATCTCATTACCAGAGGAATCCCGGCTATTGTTCCTAATGAACTCTACTTGGTCTTCCGACAGTTCGAAACTATCTGTTTGCTTTACGTATTCGTTAGATGGACGAGCCTTTATTTTTCTCGACGCTAAAAACTTTTTAACGGCCTTGCCTTCTTTACTTCTTCCGTCTTTACCTTTAAAGCCTGCGCCTTCTTGTATAAGTTCAAGTAAGGATGGCGCGTTGTCTTTCTCGCATCCATTCCACATATCCAAGAGGTTGTTAATCTGCTCTTGTGTTAATTTAATTTCTTCGCTCATAGGAAATCCACCTCACCTTCTTTTATTAATTTTTTCACCTTTAGGATTATTGACTTTTTAATGTTTTTTATTTGTTTGTATCCGGGGCTTCTATTCTTCTCTGATGTCTTATAGCCCATTAGCTTAGCAACCTCTGCTTCTGAAAGGTTTTTGATATATAAGTTTTCGTATATTTTCCATTCTATCGGCTTTAGGTATTTTGGTAGAACTTGGTTTAGTTTTCCGAATGCTAAATCTATATCTAGCGCAGAGTCTTCTCTCATGTTGCCTAAGTCTTGCTGGTGATTCTCTAGAGAAACGGGAACTTTTACATCGTGAGCTATTTTTTTACTTTTTTCCCAATGGGCGTACAAGGGGCAGTCGGCGCATTGCTTTTCGTATATTACGCATAAATCTCCACCTTCTGAAGCAGCGCATTTTAAGCAAGGACGAGCATAGTTACCGTAGTTGTTTCTAATTAGATTTTTTATCTGATTAGTGATGATTCTATTAAGCCAAGGAGCCAAAGGCTTAGCTGGATCATATAAGTGCCATTTCTTATAGATATGAATCCTAAGAATTTGAGAAATATCATCAAAGTCCATCCAAGTAATAGAAGTTAACTTCCATTTAGATTTCCTTTTCTTTATTTCTTCATCTATAGTATCTATGAAATCTTCAAAGTCTTTTTTATCTACCGCCATTAGCCGCCTTCCCTAAGGCTTCCGGCTTCTCTTTGAAATTGCTCCATGAACTTCTTTTTGCTTTGCTTCGGGGCGCTTGACTTCATCTCCGTAGGAATGAATTCGTTTCCACTTTCGTCAGAAACACTCATCAAGTCTCCAATTGATGCTTTTTGAACTTTTAATGAACCTTGTATATCAAAGTCTAGTCCAGAGATGTCAGGAACACTCAAATTTTCTTCTTCGTCTTCTAAATTAACTTGTTCTACCACAGGCTTAGCTACAACTTTCTTAACAGGAGCAACTTTTCCAGTTGAAGTGTTAGCGCCACAAGAGGAACAAAACTTAGGTTTGTTACCTGCTTGAAACTCCATAAGAGCACCACAGTTCATGCAATAAGCCTTCATAGTTAATAATAATACACTTTTATAGATAAAACGCTATGATTATTCTAAAGTATTAACTTTTTTGACTATATACTTTAAAATGTCTGAGCGAACAATATCTTCTTCGCCGAACTCGAAAGTATGTATACCGTTATCTTTAGACTCGTCATCGTTAAATAGCTCTTTAAGCCTCACAAATGCCCCTCTGTTGCCGTTTTTAAGGTCAGTCTGCATTGGGTCAGCACAAATAAATATTTTGCTGTTGTGGCCAATTCTCGTGAGGAAGGTAATAATTTCTTTAAGCGTGCTGTTTTGGCATTCGTCTAAAATTAAACATTTCCCATTCCAACTCATTCCTCTAGAGAAGTTGATTGGGTAAGTCGCGACTCTCTCCTCTTTTTGTAAGCGTTTAATATCTGCTTCAGATAGAAGCTCGTTAAGCTTATCAATAAAGGGTAAGTTGAAATAATGTAATTTAGTGTCCGCATCTCCGGGTAGGAAACCTAACCTCGCGTCAGAGCTTTCTACTGCAGACCTTACATACACTATTTCAGAAACAGCTTTTTTGTTTAAAAGCCTTAATCCTGCATATACGGCAAGCATAGTTTTAGAAGTTCCAGCTGGGCCAGTTGTGAAAACAATGTTCGTAGAATCATCTAAGGCTAATTTTATGAAATCTTTCTGTTTTTCTGTCCAATTTAGATCTTTGATATGGAAATGATCTCTTAGCGCTTCTCTTTGGTAGATTGAAACACTTCTATCTACCCCGACACCCTTTGGACTAATCTCTAAGTCATCAAAAGACTCAAGGACAGCCCTAGTCCTTACTTTAGGCATATCATTTAATAATACACCAAAATAAAAACAGTGTAATATAAAATATGGCCAATGAATTAGTAACACCCCAAATGAAAGAAATGTTTGAGGATTTAATCGGCACCTACGGCTGGTTCATCCTTGCAGGCTTTTTGGCTGTACTCTTAAAAGACGCCATACACAAAGCAGCCGAAGGTTTTATGGTATTTATGGGAAAAGACTTCCAAAACGATGACATTCTATATATTTCCGGAAGGCAAGCACGTATAGTTCGCGTTGGTCTTTTCAAGACTATTTTTTATATGACAGACCGCAAAACTAAGATGGTCGTGCCA